TTGCTGATTCATCATAGCTTGTTGTTGCTGAGCCTCCATCATCTTCTTCATGGATATTCTATAATATTCTTCGCCCAACTTCACATCCTCCTTGGCTATTCTCATTATCTTAAATGTATCAACATATAGCGCCAATTGTGGATTAGATGCTATGGCTTGATTCATTATCTGATAAAGCGACATGATTTCTTGACCGGTAGGAAGTATTCTTACATCTGAATTAAATACCCTTGATTTAATATCTTTCTCTTCCAACAAATGTCTGTAAGCAGATGCTCCATATTCAACGGACTTATGAAGCAGACAACAAATTTTCTTTGCCGTTTGCTTCATACATTCTACATACGCATTATACATATAATCGGTTGCGTTAGCAGCGACTTGTTGCGCAGTATCAATGTTGCCCGATGTTACCCTTGGTTGTAAGGCTTGAGAGGCAAGATTTGGGTCCTCCCCTAATTCGTCCTTAAGAACGGAATAGTGGAATTGGTATAATTGGATAAGCCCTTGCATTTGTGGCAAGAACCCAGAGTTGCTTAATTCGGTAATAGGAACAGGAACTTGATTTCCCTCGGCATCTCTACCTCTGTAATAAAGCGTACCCGTTTGGTCATAAAGCTTCATTACATCTATCGTCTTGTTCGCATCTCCCAAACCATAATCAATTGATTGAAGAGCATCCCAATTAATCAAGGCTCCTGTTGGTCTCATTTTAGCAACAAGTTGTTGCATTTTCAAACGAGCAAGAATCATTTGATCTGAAGGCTCTTCAATTTTTTCCGGAACGGCAAGATTTGTAAGAGAATAGTTCTGATACATATAAAAGGAATAGGAGAACTCTGCGTTTCCTGCTTCCTTTGGATCTTGAGGACGAATCATGTTTCTTTTCAATCCCCACTCAAGCATAATTTGCTTAACCCTTACCATTACGCCTCTGTAAATATTGTATTTTGATTCATCTACCGTTTCTTCATTTTCACCTTTCTTTTCGTCAGTTGCTTTTTTTAATATTGTGCTTTTATTCTTTTTTGTAGTAACAACTTTATACTTATCGGTATCAACTGATTTTATTTCAAAATCAAGCACATCTACGTTAAACTCATCGTATGGTCTGAAGAATGTTATATTCCAATTCACATCCCAACGAATCTTATCATTATATTGAAAATCTTTAGAAGTTGCTGCAATTTCCCAAAGTTGTTCTTCTGTAAGATTGCCTCCAAATTCTTTTCCATATTTTCTCCGAAGTTCACTAATCTTCATTGACTTTACTTGTCCTCTCCAACTTGTGTCTCTCAAGTCTGCATATTCAGAATAAGAATATATTGCGTTCTCCGGTTTTACATAATCAACATGAATAACACCTTGCTCATCCATCCATGTGTAAGTGCCAACAAATCCAACCTCAGCGCTATCGTGAAGCATTTTTTCTTTCAAAACATCAAACCAACCATTACTATTTAGAATGTCATTGCAAGCTGTTTCGTAAAGAATTTCTTCTGGTAATTTTTGATATTGTTTTACCCACAGATTAAGCTCATCTTTTGTTTCTGGAATTTCTTTGTCTGGAGTTATTTTCATTCCAGATTTTTGTTCAAGATCCTCAAGCATTTTTCTATTGGCAATAAGAAAATCTATTTCTTTGTACTCGTCAATTTTTTCTTTTTGAGAAAGATTATCAACTGCTTGAATTTGAACCTTTTCATTTCTCTGCATCCATCTTCCAACAAGTCCCGAAATAATTCTATTTACAATTCTTATGGATTGCCAATTTATGTTAGCGTAGTTTACCTTACCATTGAAATCAAGCAAGTCTTGAAACTTACCCATATTAACTCTACCATTAGCAGAGTTTCTATTTAATTTATATCGGTTGTTTCTTGTCCAATAGTAAGAGCTAATTCCTCCACCTAAAGTAGAGTCAATGTATTGCGCAACTTTTAATCCGTATGAGGAATCTGATTTATCTTTTATAGACAAATCATTTAGTTGAAACTCTTTTAGTATTGTGCCTGTTCTTTCCATATATAAAAAAACCACTAACCCGCAAGGTTAATGGATTTGTTATTTTAATTTATTAAAGCCTTCACAAGATTTTATTTTGGATTTAGCTAAAATTAACCCACTCCGTAAGCCAAATATATCATATTTTAAATTAACAAACATTTTTTTATTAAACTAAATTACAGAAACCTTAGAACCTTGGTAAACTCTGATAAGTGGCGATTGCGGAGATTTTGGTACAATGATAGGCTCAAGACTACTCACAAGAGTTATCATTGCACTAACCGTTCTATCCGATGGAGTACGTTTGTAAGGTCTAAATTTAAGCAAATCCTCCAAAAGTTCTTCGTAATATATTTTGTTATAATGATGCTCAATATATGTTGACATTGCGTCATTTTGTTTCGTAAGCGCAAATTCGGTTGTTGGAAATCCAAAATGCCTATCTACTTTGTCGTTTCTGAGTTTTATTGGGTCTATTGAATTTTTAGGGAATCTGCCCAAATATGCAACTCTGCCCCTATTTTTAAAATATGTATAATAATCATCCGACACAAATTCAAAATAAGTTGGGAAACTCATGTACTCAGAACAAAGCAGAATTTGGTTGTACATATCGTCCTTTTCATTTGGTCTGCCATAGATATGTCCGCCAAAAAGCCCTGTGTTTTCCGGGTTTGTAATGTCATATTTGATGAAATACCATCCCGACAACTTAGAGCCATACTCCTTCCCGCCTTGCGTATTTGAATATCCATCCACCCCAATAACACCAATATCGGCTCTTGTCGGAGTTCTTACTCCTGCGTCTAATCTGAATTTATTATCTTCTCCAGCAGGCGGAAGTACTAATACCTTCCAATATAATTCTGTTTTTTCTGGATCAACATCTCGCCACTTTACTTTTTGAGTATCTAAATCCCTATAAAAATGAAGATATCTGAAACGAGATACTGGTGTTTGCCTAAGATAAGCAAGCTGGGCATTAATGTTTTGGCTATTAAAAATGCAGTTATCGCCATCGTCACTAAAGGCCTCTTCTATTGTTCTGGCTTCCTTCTTAATACGTTTTGCAAGCGAACGAACGTTATGCTTTACTGATTCTCGGTCTGCAAGTATTTCCTTTACTGTTTTCTCAACATCTGGGAATCCATATAAATCAAAATTCTTTGCCCTATCGGCAGTCATAAAGAACCTATACAAACCGCTTGGCGTTCTGCCATTTTCTTGCTTACTTAAATGGTCGCTATCATTCCAAAGATTTCGTGCGGCGTCTTGTATGCCATCCCTTTCAGTTTCAAGTTTTTCTACCGTGGAACTATAAAGCGCTTTACCTATTATTCGCCCTTCATCATCAAGCAAACAATAACGAATCACCTCATGCCTATCGTAAATATTGACCTCCGTAGTTTTGGCCCACTCATCACTAAAATATCGCTGTATTTTTTGACCATCATAATGGATAGTGTCGGCACTTCCCCAATCTATCATTGAACCAAGTTCTTCTTTATCAAGATTATCTTCAGCCTTCTTACCCCTAAGATTTGTTTGCTGGAATCTTATTTCCGACTTTGGAGTAATACCAAGGCTTGTATCGTATTCTGGTCTAAAGAATCTTGGTAATTTTTTAAACGGAGATATAAGCGCTTTTGCAAAAACCTTTTTAGCGTCATTACCGGTTTTGCTTTGGATGCCCGCATTTGTCATCCTTGTCCTTGTGGTGTACTCGTATAAGAACAAACCACCCCTATAAGTTTTACCAAACCGGCGCTTAGTTATCTCAAGCATACCCATGCAATTTGGGTCCTCTGTAACGTACTGCAAAAAGTAAAAATATTCTAAATCTGGAGAGCGAAATCTTGGATAACCAACGTCAATCTGCCACCATTGCATATACATATAGTGCGCTCCTGTTATATACGTTGGAGCGCCATTGTTCATAAACCAAAAGCCATTAAGCCTTCTATCCCATTCTTGTTTTTTATATTCTTCTAATTTAGCATCATAAAAAGCAGGGTCATCTTCTTTCCTTTTCTTCTCATACGCTTCTTCTTTCTTCATGGTTTCTTTATACCATGAGGGCAATGGAGTTCTTTCCCAATATTGGTCTTTGGGATTATCGGAGCGTTTATGAACTCCGCGATATTCAAGTGACCTTGTTGCAAAATTAAAAACATACCCTTCTGGGGGTATGTTACATTGCAGTCCTTGAATGTCAATTACTTTTCCGCCTTCTATTGTATTAAACATCGTGCGCTTTGTTATCTCCAAATTGGTTGGCTATGCTTTCCGGCGTCATAATAAGATTGTTCTTATTTACATCTTTCTCTTCATCTCCTGTAATTCCAATTGCCATAGCCAATCCTGTAATAGCAGTAGTTATGGTAGAGGCGTCATTCCAAATAATTTTCATCCTTTCAAAAGTCTTGTCTTTAGGATCTCCCAAATCAAGACTATTAAGGCTTTTACTATTTAAAAGCTCCGCCATCTCATTCGCCTTTCTATTCAAGGCATAATACAATTTTGCAGGCCCATTTTGCTCATACAATTCAAGCCTTTTTCTTATTTCTTGTAAACTATCCACAAAAATATTTGTCTATTTTTTTGCAACTCTTACTCTTGGTCTGCTTGCTGGCGGAACAACTACCGCCTCAACAGTTCTTGTTGTTGTTGTTGGCGTTACATTAAATCGCGAATCCCTTTGTTTTTTTGTTGTTGAATAAAAGTCTGCAATAGCATTTACGGTATTATCAAGTTTTGTACTTCCGCCGCCTGCACCTTGGCCCGCAACTTCATAAAAAGCAGGATCTGTAAATATCCCTTCACCTAAATTTGCTCTTCTATTCTGCGGTTGAAACCATGTTTTTAAAACAGTTCTAACGGTGGCGGGATCAGAAGAAACGCCAGCTTGTTCAAGTTTATCAAAAATTTTAGATATTCCAGCATGATATTGTTGAGTAAGGCCGCCTCCTGAGGTAAATGTTTTTTGTTCTCCAGTAGATTTAACCTCTTGCGTATTTGGTTGAGTAGCAGTACCTATATTTTTGGTATAATCTCTACTTTCATGGGCCATATCAAATCCAGGAATAGACATTATTGCCGCTTCTGTATCTGGCTGTTGCGATTTCCAAAAAGAAGAAATTGTTGGAGCTTGTGTAGCGCCTACCCCCATTGATGCTCGCGCTCTGTTTGCTGCATTTTGAGATGCTTGTGACATTTGAGTTGCAGCTTTAACTATTGCTCCAGTACCAGCTGCGGCGGGCATATTTGTTGTACTATTTGATTCGGTACGAACCATATTTGCTTCTACTTTTTTCTTTGTTTCTGACATTTTATTAGATTTTATAGTGTAAATATAATGTATTTTGCATCAGATTTAGATACGCCTACCATTAAATTTTTATCTTTTACTTCTTTGGTAAGTTGTTTGTCAATAGCAATTACCTCTTCTCTTTCATTTATTTCATTCTCAAAGTGGCGACATCTAATAATCCTTTCCTCTCTTCCGTCCTTTCCCATATAGATAATTTCGTAATCGCAGGCTTTTAGGGTTTTTACTACTTTGCCCTTTAGCTCTCCAGATGTAATGTAAAGAACGTCCTTTATTTTTTCTGGCTCAATCCCCACTATTGGCCCTTGGTATTCTTTGAAAACTCTAAGTCCCGTTGCATAATTTTTCAAAGGCTGCCATTGAGATTCACTATCTTTCCAAAGATAACATTGTTCTTCGGGAATAGAATAATATCTAACCGTGGTCATATCTTCTCCAAATCCAAATATCTTGTTAGTATCGTTGATTGCGTTGGGATGAATAAGGATTTCAACGCCTCTTGGAATATATTCCGCATCCACAACGAAAGCATTTACTGGTTCCGTTTCTCTGCGGTTCAAGTTATTGAATTGACGGCCTATGTATATTTTTTGTCCACTTTCAAAAGTATGACTATTTTTTTCTTCAAGGTTTATTGATATAATTACCTTCCCTTTTACATGATAAAGTTGCGGAAGCTCGCTTATTTTCTTCTTATTAAGCTCGTCTATTTTTTTAGCGTGTAATCTTAGTTTTCTTTGCTTTTCAGCCTCAAGATGCTTTATTTGACTTTTTGTCAAAGAGCTTGTTTCAATCAAATCAAAATACTTCTTATTCATAAATTATGGTTTATATACTCTTTGTTTTGCCCAATCTTTTATCAATGCTGGTAATGGTTCGTCTATTGGTTTTAAATCTTCTTTTCCAAACCAAAGCTCTGGCTGAAAAATATCACTACCATCCAATTTTACATCGTGGCTCCCCATTTCAAAAACACCCTCTTGCATATTTATTACTTTAGCCTTCATTATATTTCTATCCCTAACAAATCCCATGTGATACATTCTTATATCATTCAATGCAGAAAAATCTGCTGTTGGTACTGCAAGGCTTTCCGCATCTCCGTAAGACCTATATTGTGTTTTTGCAAGTCTTATTATTTCAGTAGAACATGGCTTTCTATCTTGAGGAACATCTAATCTCAAATACGGGCTTTGCCAAAGATTTATTCTTGTACAGAAATAAGCATCTTCTCCAGACTGAATTACATCGCGAACTTTTTGATAACAATTCTCATGCAAAATTTCATCAGCTTGCTGATAAAAATTATAGTCTGTTTCCAAACGAGAAATGGCAATATCGGTAAAATAACAAAGCTTGCTTTGAGCTTTACCTTGTTGCGCTTCCCATTCTTCTTTAGGCAAATAAGTAACCAACAAATTCCTATTTTCAAGCTCAAGCTGTTGCACTATTTTTTCGGTTTCATCTTCGCCTTCAACAACAACACAACTTACTTGAGCACAAAATTCAAGTAATGACAATATACTTTCTTTAAAGCAATAATCATACTTTATCCCATTTCTTACAAAAATGCTTCCGCCTAATGTCATATAAAAATGTTTTTAATTTCAACCAAATCATAATCAGTAAAAGAATTTAAAAAATCTCTTCTTTTATTAACTTCTTCAATTCTATCTTCATGATTATTTAAATCCCAAGATGTTTTTCCCAAATGAATGTGACTTTCATAAATCATACCTATAACATCCGTGTTTTCTTGTTCTAATTCAGTCAATCTTTTAATTGGATAAAATTGATACCCCTTTTCAACTACTTTTTCTGTAAACCAACTACCAACATCATAAGTCCAATTATCTCCTTCCCTAAATATATTTACGCCAGCTAATTTCATTGATTCTATATCAAAAAGGAAAAACCATGCAGCAATTCTTGGGATTAATGGAGGCGTATGTTGTAGAATATAATCACCAATCAATTTTATTTTATCTGAAAATACATTATTATAGTGTTCTTTTATGTTTGTTTTAAATATTATATCATTATCAACTAAAAGTGCATATTTTGTTTTTATCAAAGGGTAAATATAATTAACAGCATTTTCATGACCTATATTTTCTGGATATGAAATAAATGGAATTTTATTATTAATTAACCATTCTACACTACCATCTGTTGATCCATTATCAAATACAATTAAATTTAATTTTTCGCCATTGTAATTATGTTTGACATAACTTTTAAGCATAATTTCTAATGCCCTTTTTTGATTCCAGTTTACTGTAATTAATGTTATATCATTCATTATGAAACTTTTTTTATGAAACAAATACCACAAAACACCATGATATATTCTATATTTTTTTCAAAATAATTAGCTTCATATTTTTTAATAGCGTCTAATTTATCCGCGCATATTCTACTATTTGGTATTTTGCCATTCATGTTAACTTCTCCTACCATTTCTTTTATTCTGTCTAATATATTTACATTAATATTCCAAGTAGAATCGTATGCGCATAAACAATCTTCAATAATATAAAATCCACCTGGTGATAATAATGGGAATAGAGTATTGAAAGAAATTAACTGATGTTCACCATGGTGTGATCCATCATCAATTATTATATCTAATTTGCCATATTTTTTATGAGCGGCAATCAAATCTTCTGGTTTGCTTTGATCTCCTTTAAATATAGATATTCTGTTAGACTGATATTCAGATTTATCTTCTATATCAAAACCAATTATGTTTGAATTTTCAAAATATTCTTCCCATGTTTTTAATGAACCTCCAGCCCAAACTCCTATTTCTAATATATTTAATTCTGATTTTTTTAAAGAAGATAAAACTAATTCATAGTATTTTAAATAATTATGCCATGATGAAGATTTATCAGTATCATATTTTAATCCTAAATCATTAAGCGTTTTTGTTTTCTTTTTCATTTTTATCTTTTTTATTTTCTAAATTATTTATGGCATCTATTACTTGTTCTGTTTCTGCTATGCAGCACGGCGGTTTTTCTTTATCAATTCTACATTCCATACCTCTTATCGTACCAGAATTTTCGTGATAGCAATGTTGATATATGCAAGGCTGCTGTATGACTTCAAGGCCATTCGTATCCGGATGAACATACTCTGGGTTTACACTTCCAAAGAAACCAACGCATAGTTTATTATAAGCCATTGCTATATTTAATGGACCGCTATCAATACCCAAAAACATATCACATCCAGCTATTACAAATTTAAGAAAAGCAAGTGACGATGCGTTTATTTCTATCCCAACTGATTCGTGTTTTTCTATGCCAATTTGAAATACCGTATATCCGTAAGCTTCTAAATGTTTTTTTACCGCCTTCCAATTTACATTGTAAACATTTCTATAAGGCATATCCTTATTGTCAATATGCAATATTGCATACTTTTTAAACAGCTTTGTTTTTTCATTTACAAATGGATATATTATTGGCCTTGAAAGCTTATAGTCCTTTATGCCACAAAACTCAAAATAACTTTTAAGTCTGTTTTGCCTTGGTTTTACTTCATAAGCAAAATCTAAGTTTATTACTTTTTCGGGCGTTATTCTACTTGCGTCAAATTGAGAAATGTGTTTTATTGGGAAATAATGATGTGTAAACAATTCAAAAATATCAACTGGCGTATCTAATACAACATTATATCCTTTGTGCGCATAATATCTCATAATAGGCTCTACCAAAAGCACATCTCCTATTGCTGCCGTTCTTTTTATTACTACTGTTGGCTGATATGGTGCATGAAAATTACCATGAAATCCAAATGTCTTTTGATTTGGCTCCCTTAATTCATATGCAAAAGATTCGGCAATATCTTGTGGAGCAAATTTAATTCCATAAGTTTCCTCCAAATATGGGCGATAGGTTCTGCAAATAGTATCATCTTCTGGATGAAGCGCCGAAACAAAATCATCGTTTGCTAAAATATCTAATAAAATCTTTGACCTTAAACTAAAGCCGCCATTACCTACATTACGCCCATCTGAATATAACCACGGCGAACCAATATAATCATATTCAAGAAACTCTTCTTTCCAAGACGTTTCATCTAAGATATATCCATCCCATTGAACCAACAAACAATGAGTTGTATCAACATACTTACTTAGTTCTTTTATACAAAAATGGCTATACTCTTCTTTTGATTTTATAGAAGGAATAATTACAGTTTCAACACCATCAACCTCAATTTCTATATCGGTTAAAAATAATGTTCTGCTTGGGCTTACTTTTTCTTTGCATTTTTGCAATGCAGATATAGCCTTTCCGTAATTGTAACAATCAATACAAACTATCGTCAGCTCTTTTATATGCTTCATCTTTTTTTATTTTATATGTGCCGTTATTCCAAATTCTTATTTGATCAGTAGTAAAATGCTTAACAACGCCGCCATTTTCAAGAATAACGGTCACTTCATCATTTTCCAAAAACCCATTTGACTTTATGTACCATACAATTCCATCGCCCAATGGCGTTGTGCAAGGCGTTGGGTGTGATGGTTCGTATATCATTTATTAAAGTGTTTATGAGTAAAATATTCTAAAGCTGTTTGATGATAAAAAGCATATCCATTAGCTCCGGTAGGGAATGTATTGGGGAATTGTGTACACAACTCAAGTATTCTTGGCAGCTTCATTGCATCTGCTAAATGCCATAAAAAACTTTGATTGTAAATGCCTATCTTATAACACTTAATCATCATGGCTAATTCCAAAAAATCTTTTGATTCAAGATGCTGAACGTTTAAATCAAATGTTTTTTCAAACAATTCTTTTTCATTTTTAGTACCTGCAAAAACAATATTGTCATCGTACTTTTTTAAGAAGAAATAATTAACGTATGCGTTGTTATATCTTTCTGTTCTATTGACAAGTATTTTTTCTCTTTGTACATTAACTGATGGTACTTCTATCCATGGTTTAGATAAATCGCAACTCATTTCTGGAAATATAGAAAATGCGTAATGATGAATAAGTCCTGCCGGCATTGGTATCATTCGGCTATCACGAGTAAGATCTATATTAAAATCTATTTCTTGTCCCTTAAAAATTTCAAAACTTTCAATATATTCTTGATATTCTATAAGCGGTTTTAGCCTATTAAAAATTTCTTGATTCATGCAAACTTGTTGCCCTTGTTCATCTTTTACAGGGCTTACGGCGCCATTATAGTAAAAAGCTGGCAAATCTAAAACTTGACAAATGGTTACTTTTTTTCCAAATGACTTCCATAATTGTTTAAGACCAGGAAGCAATAAAATCAAATCGCCCGCATTATAGCTATGTTTTATCGTAATAGTATTACCCATAATCATTTGCAAATAAAACACTATTTTTACATTCTAACAATCTTTCTTTCACAAAAAAATTATTTTTTATGGCACAAGCGATGTTCGCCGTTTCTATTTACGGTGCAAATCAAAACGATTGGAACAACAACAATGGAGTAACCTTAGGTTTCTCTCCAACTCAAGTTGTTCTTAGATCTTTGCCTGCTGGAACAAAGTATTCTGGTGTTACTTGTAACGCTCAGATTCAATTGTTACCAACTGCGCCAAGCCCAATCCAACCGGTTTATTACACCGATAAAACGGTTGCTCAAATCATTGCTCTGTAACACAGAGTTAGATTTTGGAAAGCCCACCCAAAAGGTGGGTTTTTTAATTTTCTTTTGACCAAAAATCTTCAAATACTTGCCACTCTCTATTTCTTATCATTAAAGGATAGCTATTTAATGGGCATTCTTTTGGAGTTATTGGATTTTCGTTTTCATCAATTTGAATAAATAAATCATCTTCAAAAAATTCTGGATGACCACAATAATGCACTAATCCTAATTCTATTTTATATAATGGGCAATATTCGCACCCGGTTACTGTTAATTCCATTTTAGAATTTTTTTTCATTAGAAAAATTAATTAATAAATCCTAAAAAGTAATCACCAAATTTTATTTTTAAAAGATTGCTTAACTTTTTTTCATCTTTTAATATTTCTTGAGCATATTTTGCAACTGCATATTCTTTCCATTCAGATGAATTCAATTTTTTAAAATATCTTCCATACATATACCCAATAATAGATCCAGAACCATACCCATTGTAACAATAAATAGCGATAGGAGCCTCGTAAGGCTTTTTTTGTATTGTTGTATCTCTTTTTACAAAATATCTTTTTGCTGTATCTAATTTTTCAATATTAGGCACTATATGAAGAATCTTATTCCGTAAAATTAATTCTTCTTCAGTCAATAAAGTGTATGGTTTAATTACTACTGGAACATAAAGTGGTATTTGAACAAGATCACCAAAATAAACACTTGAAGAATCTCTATTTTCGTAAACATTTAAAATTACCGGAGCAATACGATTATCATAAATTGGGAATGGCGCATCTGCATTTACAATTTGATTTTCAAGTTCACGCTGATAGAATCTATTATCATCAACAACATTGTAATAATTTTTATAAGTAATATCCTTATAATTTGGATTATCGGAAAGAACCTTTAATGTTCTACGGAGGACAAAAAACATCCTTCTTGCATCTTCAAGTTTATCAAAAATTTCTTTTCTTTCACGAATTGTAATTAATTCAGTAGAATTAACCAATGTATAAGATTTGTTTTTATCATAAAATTCAACAACAACGATTGCATTGTTGTAAATAACCAACGAATCTTGTTCAGTAGGACAATCGCATTTTGCACCATAAATATCTTTACATTGACTGAATAATATTTTATTAATTAGCAAAAAAATAAACGTCAATATTTTTCGCATAATTCAAATATTGCATTTTAAATCCAATTTAATTAATGGATATTTTGCAATAACAAATTACACTAAAAAAGCTCAAGAGCAATAGGTTCTTTTTTAATTAACATATAAACATACGCATTGCGTCCATACTTAGTTTTTCGTTTTTCACCGGGTTTGAAAATAACTTGATTTCTTTCTAATTCAGCTAATCTTCTTGATGCTCTATTTTTATCATCCCAATCTAAAAAATTAGCAATCTCTTCATAAGTTGCTCTTTTTAAAATCTTTAATGCGTCAATAATTTGATGATGATGTTTAGACATAACTTCTTCTGTCATCATTTTGTGCGCTTCATGTGATGTTTCTGGATTTGATCTCATAATGGTAGTGTATTTAGGATTAATGTCTAAAGCAAATCTACGAACATTATTTTATTTTTAGCAAAAAAATATTTTTTTATTTTCTGAATAAGTTTACATTTGTGAAAAATGAAAAGAATATGGAACAAGAAAAAGTAAAATTATCAATTCCGGAGCAAGTCAAATTGGCTCTTGATGGTAGAACACAAAGATGGTTGTCATTTGAGATAAGATTACCAGAGCAGGAACTATCACAAAAAATGAAAGGTACTACTCAATTTACACAAGACGAGTTAGACAAAATAAGCAATCGCTTAAATTTTAAATTTGAAATATAATGGCAAAACGTCTTACTGACACGGAGAAGTGGAATGACGATTGGTATATATCATTAAGCAATGATTACCGAATCATTTGGCAATGGTTATTGGATAATTGCAACCACGCAGGAATATGCAAAAGAAGCATTAGGCTATTGAATTTAATGTGCAATACCGATATTTCAGAAAAAGAATTAATAAGCCAAATGGATGGAAGGATTGTTGTGAAAGACAATAACTGGTTCATTCCCAAGTTTTTAAAATTCCAATACACTTCGCTTAATAGCAATCGGCCAGTAATTATTTCGGTTGTGAAAGAGTTAGAAAAAAATAATCTTTTATCAATGATTCCAGAATCATTTGGGAATGATTACTTAATCATTAAGGATAAGGATAAGGATAAGGATAAGGATATGTCTTACTCAAAAAAAGAAAAAAATGCAAAATTTAGCGGAAATTTTAAAGCACAATCAGAAGAGTTATTTGCTCAAAGATTTGCAAGACATCACACAAATGACTCTGGCGGAAAAAATGATTTGTAAGGCACGGCAAATTGGATTTTCATTTTCTCAACTGGATGATGATGACAAAAGAATTGCGGTTGATCAGATTATGATTCGGGCGGCGGCTATTTGTGGGTGCGTTTTGCCAACTACCGAATTTTTTGCTACTTTCATAGCCGAAGAAATCTCAATATTCATCCTTGAGTTTGGTTATGAAGAACTTACTCTTGAAGAAATTCTGCTTTCATTTCGCCTAAATGCAAAAGATAATGCAGATATAGACTATGTTTCCTTTGTTGGGAACTGCATAAACGTTGACTATGTAGCAAAGGTTTTAGGCCGATATAACATCCAAAGAAAACTTTTAGACAGAAAATTTCAAAACAAAATTGATGGTTATGAACTTTGAAGATTTGCACGAAATAGAAGGCTTGCAGTTTATTCCGGTTAATGCCCAAAAGCAACCGATTGTCAAAGATTGGCAAAACTCAGTCAAAAAGTATGACTTGAGTAATTGCGTGGCTGTTGGATTGGTTTGCGGAAAGCCATCTGGGAATGTTGAAGTGATAGACATTGACCAGAAATATAGCTTGGATGGAAAGCTTTTTGAGAACTATAAACGCCTTATCCATGAGTTAGATGATAGTCTTTTGCAAAAACTTGTGGTCCAAAAAACCAAAAACGGCGGATATCACTTCATTTACCGTTGTTCTGCCATAGGCGGCAACACAAAGCTTGCAAATAGATTCACAACTGATGCCGAAAAAGACGAAACTTACCAAAAAACTTACGAATCTGAGGTAAGCAAGGGGAAAGATGACGCTGAGGCTCGCAGAGTTGCCGAAAAATCAAAGATAAACGACAAAGTAAGGGTTCTTATAGAGACGAGGGGGATAGGCGGTCAAATCGTCTGTAATCCATCCGTAGGATATGAGATGATTTATGGCGATTTGTATGGAATTAATGATATAACTCCAGATGAGAGAGATATTTTATTTGGAATTGCCCGACAGTTCAATGAGGTTATGGAAGAATATGCGCTTCCGGTTAAAAGTTCTGCAATTAAAAAAACAAAAGGTCTTTCTGCCTTTGATGATTATAACAAAAGAGGTGATGTGATAGGACTTTTACAGAATCATGGATGGAAATTTGTAAAAAGACAAGGTCCAAAGACAATATTTTTAAGGCCTGGACAAACATCATCGGTATCTTCTGGAAATTTTGATGAAAATAGAAATTGGTTCACGGTTTTTACCACGAGCAGCGAATTTGAACCCGAAAAAGCTTATTTGCCATACGCGGTTTTTGCCATTTTGGAATGCAATAAAGACTTTGTAGAAGCAAGTAGAAGGCTTTATGATATGGGCTATGGTGATAAAGACGAGCCAAAGAAGGAAACACCAAGCACAAGAGTAATTACTTCTCGTGTTGATGTGAATGACAATGATTTTTCTTTTTTAGCCAAGCCACAAGATTACAATGATTACCTACAATCGGTTAGAGATGGCACTTTGAAGATGGGTTTGACAACCGGTAGTCCATCTTTGGATAAACATTTTTTATTTAAGGAAGGGAACTTGGTTATGACCAATGGTATTGATAACACCGGTAAATCAGTTTTTACTTGGTATTTGTGCCTGCTTGCCGCTATGTACCACGGGTGGAACGGCATCATATTCTCAAGCGAAAATACCCTTGGCGCATTTATGAGAAAGATGATACAGTTCTATTGGGGCAAGCCGCTTGTAGGTCCAAATGCAATGAATGAAACAGAATACAATATTGCAAAGGCTTTCGTAGAAAAACACTTCTCAATGATTAAAGCTCAAGAGGATTTGTTCAACTATAAGGACATCATCAATATGGTTAAGAAAGCAAGCAAGGTTAAAAAATATCATTATGGAATGATTGACCCATACAACTCGTTAAAGATAGATCTTAGCGGATTCAGCAAATTGAACACCCACGAGTATCACTATGAGGCATTGAGCGAAATAAAAGCTTTTGGCCAGCAGAATAATTTTGGTTGGTTTGTAAATCACCACGCAGTAACAGCTGCCGCAAGAACTAAGGACGGAGAAAAAAAGTATCAAGCCGCTCCAAATAAAGCAGACACCGAAGGAGGCCAAAAAGTTGCAAACAAGGCTGATGATTTTTTAACTATTCATAGAATTACACAGCACCCAACAGATTGGATGGTTACCGAACTTCATGTTAGAAAGATAAAAGATACCGAAACCGGCGGTAGGCCAACATCACTTGATTTTCCAGTTAAGTTTGAGATGTATCGCGGAGGTTGTGCTTTTATTGAAAGACTTGAAGAAGGAGGGCAACCTATTGATCCTGTACATTCTTGGCACATCAAAAGAGAAAGTGTACAATCCAAAATAATAATAGAAGATAAACCCAAAGAATCTTCAACAGCTTGGAAACCATATAAAGATGATATTTCATTTTAAAATTTAAAACATGATTTGTAAAAAATTTTCTGACATGACCCCGGTTGAAAAAGTTTTATTCATTGGAGAGCTTACTCACGCTTGTATGAGCGATGATGATTTGCATGAAATGGGTGAATCTCTAATAGAATTAGCCAAATCTAAAGGTCTTTTTGACAACGTAAAAATTAATCCACCAAAAAGTATAGAAGATGATTCCAAGGACTAAGCAAGGCGATTGTAGCGACATAGTATGTGGAGCCAAAAACACCGCAGTAGTTAAGGTTGGTAAAGAACTTTTTTGCGTTAAATGTAGGCAAAAACAGAAAGCAAATAAGCAAATAAGCCAATCGCAGAAAAAGGCTTTTTCAAGAAAAATATATAAGGCTGCCAATACAATACAAAATAGCGAAGAAAAAGAACGAGCCTATTTAATCATGGACCTTGATGATGTAGTAAGCAAATACGTTAGAATTAAAAATGCAAATGCAGAAGGAATAGCAACTTGTTTTACTTGCGAGAAAACAGGCGATTGGACTACATTTGATTGTGGTCATTATATCAGCCGTTCTTTTATGAAATTAAGATGGGATTTGAGGAACTTAAATCCCCAATGCGTAAATTGCAATAGGCATCTTGACGGGAATCTTGATGCGTATGCTGAAGCAATAAATTCTGCTAATCCAAAGTTGGTAGAAAATTTAATAGAAGAATCAAGAGCGCCTCATAAATGGACAAGGCAAGATCTTAAAGAAATGCTCATTGATTATAGACACAAATTGAATATGGCAAAACTTAAGTTCAAATGAAAAAAAGAGATTTTTACATAATTATTTTAACCTACACTATTGTAGTAGGAATAGCCCTTGCAATAATGCTTAATATTCTAATCCTTTTATTGAGCCTTTGAACAAAACTTTTTTATCGCCATCTTTAATTTTTATAATCTTAAAATATTTTCTTTTTTTTGCTGGTCTATCATGGGCCATTTTAATCAAAAGCTCAACACAGTTTTCTTCTGATCTTGTGGTCGTTACAAAAAAATATCCAAGATAATTACCAAATCTAAGTTCGTATCTTGTTTTTTTATTAATATCTATATCTGATATTAAATCGTTTACATCTATCGTTTCCATAGATTACTATTCTTTAATAAATTTTATTTCTTCTCCAGATATAATTGCATCAACTATATTTTCAATTATACCTAATTGATTTTCGTTAAGATGAATTAATCTATCGCTTATTGCCTCTAATGATATTGATGATAAAAGTTCCTTTTCAAGAGAAAGTTTATTATCCGGCCCAAGTCTATCTTTTAAATTTGAAATAATCCATTCGCACTTTTGGATGTATTGATTAAACACAGCTTTTATATCTCCTTGTGTTCCAAATCTAACATCCTCAAAATATTGTTTAGCAATATTTATATGATGTATTCCTTTTGCAAGCGAATATGTATTATCTGTAAATCTTTCTTTTTTAGACATGGGCCGGTATTGTATTAATTTTTAAATAATTTATTTTTCTTCTTCTAATTCGGCAGCTTTTTCAATAATGTAATTATCAATTTGCTGTTTTGTAAAAGTGCAACCAATGAGCATTGAATTAAAATAATCATAGAGTTCTGTTAATGTAACATCATCATAATCATTGCTAATTGAAATTGTAACATCGTGCATTTTGATTTTCATTTCCATTTTTTAATAAATTTTGAAGTGATATAATATAAATAGTCAAATAAAAAAAA